AGCCCTGAAGTGGCCACGCAACAACTACCACGTCGATCAGGTGGAGCTCGTCTGCAGCGTCATCCCCGCCGACATCAAATACGCCACCTATGAGCTGGCACGTGCATTAGCCAACGACACCGACGCCGTCACGGGCAACACCGGCACCACCGGCCTCTACGACGAAGTCAAACTGGGCGACCTCCAAGTCAAGTACAGCCAAACCTCTCAAGCCGTTGGAACGATCAACAACATTTTCGACGTATATCCTTGGCTCCAGTCTTATTTGGGCGCCTACTGCCTTGGTGGCAGCGGCGGCTACCAAGTCCGCGTCGTGAGGGGTTGACATGAGTCTTATCGACACAGTATTTGGCGGTATTCCTGCCCCAATCCTTGCCGACTGGGGCCAGGATTTGACGTATGTACGCGCCGGCGTGGAGTCGTACAACACCGAAACCGGCCAAATAACCTCCACAGAGACAACTACGACTGTACGAGGTGTGATAACACAAGCTACCCCAGAAGAGTTTGAGGGTTTTTACCAAACAGACGACATCAAAATAATTATCGGTGCAGCGGAACTCGGAGACTATTATCCGAGTATCCGTGATCGCATCCGCTACAACCAAGCAGGCACCACAAAAGAAGCGCGGATTATTCGAGTACAGTTACTCCGAGGCGACAAACCTGTACTGCATACTTTGCTGGTGAGGCCACAATAATGGGCACACTAAGAGACCTTGAAAAAGACGCTTACCGCTGGCTAAACAACACAGCCCGTAATGCAGCAAAAGAAATAATGAACGGACTTGCGGAAGCAGGTCCTGAGTGGACCGGAGAGTTTAAGGACAGCTGGGTCGCTCACGCAGGTGCCGGCGGAACAGGCTCTGGTGCCTATCCGTATTCACTATCCGATATACCTGAACTACCCACAACATTCCGCGAAGCACAACGAAAAACAAAATTTGTAATCGAAAATATCGCCGATCACGCTCCGATAGCACTGGACCTCGTAGACGTACCGCGTCAAGAGTTTAAGTACCCTGGAACGCCTCCAAAAGGCGATGTAGTTAGCAGGGGTTCACGTCCAGACAAGGGCAAGCGTGGTGATGTAAGTGGTTCCGGCAACGCCACCAGCACCGCACCCCTCGACTGGTACGTTATGTACGCAGAAGGCGGCAAAATGAAGAAGGCCCTTGCCCGTGGCATAAAACTTGCCACACCTAAGCAATGAACTACCAAGCTGTCCGCAAAACGATCGAGGGACCGCTCGTAAGCGCTTTCAATACGCTCGACCCGGCCATACCTGTGTACTTCGACAATGTAATCAACTACGACGAAACATCAGCAGACGAATTTGTTCACGTCAATCTCCAGTTCAGCCTGACTAACGAGCCCACGCTGTCATCGGATTTCGATTACATCCGAGGAGTAGTTGTGATCCGCATCCACACCCCCAAGGGCAAGGGCGCAGCTCGCAACCAATCCCTAATGAACACTGCTTTTACTGTATTACGAACGCTAAACACCACAGCTAAACCTGCCAGCGGAACCTACGTCCGCATCGGCTCGATTAACGGCCCATCTTTTAGTCCTACGTTTGGGGGCACTACTCCCGATCAACAATCTCGCCGGGCATTTACACCCTCTTTTATGTCTCGAATTGAAGCAGGATTCCAAGCACAGGTGATCTCTTAATACTCCAGGCCGCTGGAGCTAACCTGTATTAAGTCGGGCTGTGCCCGCGTCACCGTCCCCCATAGGTAACCACCGATGGCCACCGTTCTGTCGGGCACCTCCGGCGCCCTGTACTACTCCCCTGCTGGAACCACTGGCACCTTCGGCGAAAGCGCCGTAGATGTTGCAAATGACGAAATCACTGTTGCCACTTACCTGAATTTCCAGGTTGGCGATCCCGTCAAATTCAGCGTGATCAATACCGAAACCGGCGCCGCCGGTTCCGGCACTCTGCCTGCAGGTATTACTGCAGGTACCACGTACTACGTGATCGCTTATACCGCCAGCACCGGGGTACTCCAGGTCTCCGCAACTTCCGGCGGCGCGACCATCGCCATCACTGATGACGGCACAGCCGTCAGCCCCAATGCCTTCCAAGTCGCCTACGCAGCACCGGCAGTAGTCGGATCTGTCCGCGAGTGGAGCTTTGAAATTACCCGCTCGGAAATCGACGTTACGACCATCGGTCAAACCCTTGGTCAGTACGCCCCTTTCCGCAGCTACATCACCGGCTTCGCCGATGGTTCGGGCTCTGCAACCGTCTACACCACCGACGACGACACCAACCTGTCCAACCGAATGGTGGAGGACGTGATCCAGCGCCAACAGACTGGTGCAACCATGAAGCTCTACATCGACCGCGTCGTGAGTGGCGGTTCTGTGGACGATACTCTCAGCCGCTCCATCACTGTTCCTGTCATTCTGACTTCGGCCAGCCTGACTGTGAACCCTGATGACGGCCAGAGCGTGGAAATCGCCTTCCGTCCCAGCGCAACCCCAACCTTCGACCTGTCGAAGTCCTGATCTACCCAGGTATCTGACCTACGGACTCCCGCACTCTGCGGGGGTCCTTTTTATTTGTACTCCGCTACACTAGAGCGGATCAGAGATTGATTGTATGCCTGCCACAGGTCAACTAAGCGCTCTGGAGCGTCTGCGTAAGGCAGCCAACCTGGAGCCCGCAAAAAAGGAAGTCGAACTCAGTGACGGTTCCATTTTTGAAATGTGGGTAACGCCACTGACGATGGCCGAGCGCGAACGTGCTCAAAAACAAGCCAAGTCGGACGACGCTGGTGCATTTGCTATGCAGCTGCTGCTATCAAAAGCCTGCGACGAGCACGGACAAAAGTTGTTCAAGGCCGGCGAACTCGACATCCTCAAAAACGAAGTCAAGGACAAGGACCTGCAAGCTCTGATGCTGGCACTTCTGACCGATGATTCGGAGGAACTAGACACCAAAAGCCCTTGAGACCCAGCTCAAAAAGAGCAACTACCTGCAGCTGCAGTTTTATGTAGCGAAAGAGCTGGGCATGACCCTAAGTCAGCTCAGAACTCAGATGACACCTGAGGAGTTGCTCGGCTGGCACGCCTACTTCAGCCTTCGAGCCGATGAAGAGCAGAAGGCATACGAGAAGGCAAAACGCCGCCGCTAACCGGCGGCTTTTTTGCGAGTTAGACTCCCAACAGACTAGGTAGACCGGACCGTGGCAGGTTACTCCGCAGTAATTGACCTCCGCGTCGATGGCATTGCGGGTCTGCGTACCGTAAAAGATAACCTTACCTCCATTACTAACTTAGTAAAGAACTTAAAACCTGTTCCTACACTATTTAGTACATCTCAAAATGCCGAACTAAAAACAGCAAAAAACCAGCTATCTGATCTCGTAAAAGCCTACGCCGATGGTAATACCCGTGTCGCTAAGTTTTCTACTTCAATAGCAGGTCTCAGCAACCAGCTGAACACCTTTCGCACTGTTGCCGCTAATGCTAAAACCGGCACCGACCAATTTACAAACGCTCTAAAAGCAGCCGAAGTCGCTTCCAACAAGCTAATAAGTGCTGAACTAACACGACTAAGTACACTTAAAGATCTATATACCAGACAGCCCGTAGGCGGGCTAAGCGCCGAAAGCCAAGGTCCATCCGGACTAACCAAATCCGTACTGGAGCTCGGGAAGCAGTTACCTGCTAGTATTTCCGGACTGCGCACTTATCAAGCTGAATTAAGTCGTGTTTTTGATTTAGTTGAAGCAGGCAGTATCGATTTCCGCACGCTACAGGCTGAGATCGCACGAGTTAATAACCAGATGGACATTATGCAGGGAGCAGGTCCTGTTCAAGGACCTGCACTGCCGCCTTCAATGCGAGGCAACGCGGGCAGAGGAGGACTGAGTTCACCAGTCGGCGGTGCGCCAGGCATGGCGGGCAGTCCTGCAGCTCGCGCAGCTATGCAGGAAAATCTGATGCTTGGTGCCGGCTTCCCCCTGCTGTTCGGAGGTGGGGCGGGCCAAGTTGCTGGCGGTCTACTGGGTTCCTTTGTAGGAACAGGCTTTGGAGGTCAAATCCTTGGAGCAGCAATCGGACAAATTCTTGAAGATGCCCAGCGACGTATTACAGAGATCGGTAATGCAGTAAACCAACTAAACATGAACGCTTTCCGCGATAGCGTCGTATATGTAAATGCCGAACTTGATACAACTGTCCGTCGTTTGATCGAAGCCGGCGATGCTCAAGCAGCACAAAACGCCCTTGCCGAAGCGGCATTCGAGCAAACCGGAATGTTACCCGCAGCTGTGAATGACATCACAACAGGCGTCAACCTACTCAGCAACAACTGGAATAAATTCCTAGGCGCTGTCTCGGGAACACTTGCAATTATTGGCGTACCTTTTGTCGCTGCCTTAAATATACTGCTTGGCGCATTTACAAAGATATTCCAATTCGCAAACTTGATCCTTACTACTATCGGAGGCTGGATAAAGCAGATAGCCGAAGGTCTACTAAAACTACCTGTCGTACAGTTTATTATTGAGCGAATCCTCAACGATACAACGGCAACTCGGGAGGAGGACGAGAAGCGAAACGCAGAACTACAAAAAGCGGTAGATACCCTTACCCGCGAGGCAGATCTAGCCGAACAGCTGCTCGGACTGGAGATGCAACGCGCTGAGGGCTCCAGCTACGCAGCACAAATCTATAACCAGCAGATAGATCTTCAGAAGCAGCTTATGCAACTACAGAATGAATACGATAACAAACGCCGTGAAGCTCAGGTTCAATACGCAGGTCTACAGCTAGAAGCCTACAATACCCAACTGGATCGCCTGGAGCGAGCAAAAGCTATAGAGCTCGAATTTAAGGCTATTCAAGCAATCCGCATTCTCGAACTTAAGCGAGCAGACGCAGAAAGATCCGTCGCCCTGGAGCGTCAAAATGCTCAGCTACAAGTACAAAACAACCTCATATCTAAACAGACAGTACTAACTCAAACACTAAACGACTCACAAATAGCTCTCAACAATCTCCAAATTGACTACTTGGAGTTCTTGAATCGGGGTACACGAGACTTGGCGTTCAAAATACGCCTACTTAATACAATACGTGTACTCGAAAAAGAGAACGCGAAGCTGGCACTGGAGTCAGCAAAAGCCCAGATTGCCAGTCAAGAACGTCTTGCCGCTCTTGCTTATCAACAAGCTGCCCTCAAACTTAAAAACCTAGAGATTGATTACTTAAGTGCAGCTGCTAGAGGCGACGAGCTGACTAACTACGCTAAGGCCATCTATGCCGGCGAGGCAGCATTGCAAATAGCGTATGATAATTATAATTTTACAGTAAAAACTGGGGAAGCACAATTACGTGTTGCGGAGGCAATATATAAAGCTGCAATACGTGCAGCAGACTTGAAGTTCTTTATGTCCGCAGCTGCGGCGCAAGCCGAAGCGATGGCTGGTTCGTCCGAGCGTGTGGCCGCTGCCACCGAGCGAACCAAAGCTGCTTCAGAGTGGAATGTACTGAGCAAAGAAAAAGATCCTAGTAAGCCCGGTTACTACGCAGAGCGTATAGACGAACAAGGACGAATGGAGACCATTAGAACATACGCAAAGACTTCCGGAATGGTAATTCTTGGCAAAGGCGGATATGCAACAGGACCCACAAAAGCCTTGATCGGGGAGGCGGGCGAGGGCGAATATGTAATTCCTGAATCTAAAGCCGCAGGTTTTGCGATGAACTATCTAACTGGAGCGCGAGGAGATTCGGCAATCCCGCGCATGGCCGAGGGCGGTTATGTAGGACCAATCAACATACAGACAGGCCCAGTATTACAACAAGACAACAACCGCTATGTAACATTAGGCGACATGGAAAACGCCTTGCAAACGCTTGCTGCCACGCTGCTTACTAACGGACGTACAACCGGCGGCCGTCGCTTCCAGGGGGTCTAATGGCTAATCGCGGTCAAGCCCAGTATCTGCGCTTTTACTCCGGCGCCACCACGTACTATCGCTGGCAAAACTATTACATCGGGCAAACAGTCACCTTCGATAGCGTGAGCTGGACATACCAGCCGTTTGTTGCCAATGGCATGATCGGCGGAACGCCTGGCACTGATGCTGGCGTCAGCATTGATCTACCGGCTACAGCCTTGGTGGCTGATCTCGTAGATGATGCAATCAACAACAATTATCTGTGCGAGCTGAAGCTCTACGAGTTCGACACACGGCTTTCCAATGCAGTGCCGCAGGCAGCTCAGCTTTTAATCGGCACTTATGTTGGCGAGGTGATTGGCGCAAGAGGTAGCTTCAGCTTGCTGAACGTGAGCCTTGGTTCTAGCCTTGCACCAACGGGTGCCCAAGCGCCACCGCGTAAGTTCAACTCAATTTTGATTGGCGCACCACTCCGTCTATGAACATCAGCATCCGCGACCCGTTGGCACTGCTGCCAAGCCAAAGCGGTTTGGTGGTGTCACCGCTCGTGGAGCGAGCTGCTGTCGGGCAGACCAGCTTGGATTCTCGTCAGCGGGCTTTTGTTATTGGCGATCCAGTCCCGATTGTCTTCGGACGGCGCATCACGGTCGGCGGCATTGATATTGGCGGCGTGTTTGTCAGCCCTGGCGCGACTGAAGGACGCTATGAAAACGACGGCACAACCAATGAGTTAACCGTCAACCTTGAGCTTGTGCTGAGCGAGGGCGAACTGCCTGCGCTTGAGTTGCGCGACGTTTTCCAGCGTGCCTGCCGTGTTGGGACCTGGGTGCAGACCTACGACCAAAGGGCTGGCAGCTTCACCGCTGGCAATTTCATCACGGTCGTAGCGGGCAAAGAAACCTGGCAGTGCCCGTATTACTGCGGCACCTCAGGCACCTATGCAAACATGACCACGCTGGCTTATCAAAAC